AAAAAAAGGGACCCGAAGGTCCCCATGTATAAAAATCAGAATGCAGAAGGAGCAGTACCACCCACATACAGCTCTACGGCTGCAGCAGGGTTCAGGTAATCAGCACCCATAGCAAGACGACCCAGGATCACGTCACCCTGATAAATCACGGAGACATCACCAGAGGTAACTTGAACTTGGGGAGCAATTGCTTCAACGCAACCAGCAGCTTCACGCTGGAAGATCAGGCCGCAGGAAGTAGAGCCGAACTGTGCAGCAGTACCGTAATCGTTACGGACACCAGCTTGGTTACCGTTTGCTGCATCAGCCACGGTGTCAGCATCTTCCAAAGCAGAGCCGATGAAATCACCGGTGTTACCAGGATCAGTGACGCCGGTAGTGCCACCGTACTTAGTACCATAGTTACCCAGGAACGGAATGTTCATGGACTTGTAGATCTTGATACCAGCAATTTCAACAACACCGTTGCCACGCTGACGTGCGGTGCCTTGCTCATCGCGGTTGATCAGACCAGAGTCACCGACCTTTTGGATCAACTCATAGTACTGACGAGGGTTCAGAACACCCACACGACCTTCGGTGCTAACACCTTTTTCATCCATTGCAGCAGCAGCGTCATAGAATGCAGCTACAAGGTTGTCAGAGTTGTAAGCATCAGACTCGTTCGTAGTAGAGCCGACACGAATCTGAGTACCGCCAGGCTCTTCAAAGTTAGTCTTGTTGACAGGAGAAGCCTTACGTGCACCGCGAGCGATAGCACGGAAGATCAGACGGTCATACTTTTCGGCCAGTGCATAGCCAATCTTGCGGCTGATTTCAGAGCGCAAGTCGTAATGTGAGAGTACTTCGTCCAATTCATAGACGAATGCACTGGAGATCAGAAGGTCATCACAGGTGATGGTCTTCTCTGCCACCGGAGGTGCGCCATCGGAGTTACCGAGGATGCTCTGACCAGGGACATGGTACTCAGCACTGGTACGACCAGTGTAAATGAACTGAAGACTCTTGCCGTTCTTCAGCGTACGCTTCATAACAAGATCACGAGCGATCGTGTTGTTTTGGAAGCCCTTGAACATCTCACCTGAGAACAGTTTGAGATACAGAGCGCGGTTGTCCTGAGTACCCGTGGTAGCACCAGGATTAAAGTTAGATACACCTAGGCGTGTAAGATCCGCCAAAGGCTCATTAGAGTTTTGTTGTGCCATTGTAATTTTAAAAGAGATAGTTTACGTGTATCTCTAAAGCGCTTTAGATATTCAATTGTATTGTGTGGTCTATCCCACCGTCATGACGGCGAAGGGTGTCCGCGTACGGGCCAACGCCAATGCAAGGGAGGTCCGACTCTGAGGTGCCTCCCAAGCTATTTAGTTAGTAGGGTGCTGATGACGCTTGTCGTTAGCCTTCTCTTTGGGAGTAGGCTGTGGTGACATAGGTACAGGCTTAGCCTTTGCGCCTTTGGTACTTTGTTGTGCCATGTTTTTAGTGTTTAGTTTTGATGTAAGTAACGCCGCGATACTTCAGCTTGGCTTGCTTTTGTGCAGCCTTTTGCTCTTGGACGCGAGCTTGCAGTTCAACATTAGGCATTGAATTACTCCGAAGTACCTACTCCCCGTTCCATGAGTAGGCGTCATGCGTCCGACATAAAAGCTTCCTCTAAGAGTATACGCTGCAATCCCTCTTTCAAGTATTTATAATACTCCTGCTCCATTGGCTCACCACCTGGCCACTTATCCAGTGCAAAGGTGACAGCCTTGTGGAGCATTCTTATAGAGGTAGCTTGCAGTCGTAGCTCGTAGATGTTGTCTTCCATGAGGATGAACGTACGTTACTTTTAGAATTTATATTTGATGCCGAGTTTAGCACCGACACTCAGGTCTTCAGTATCAAGACCTTCAGAGGTGAGAGCAGACAATTCACCATAGACATCAGTCTTCGTGGTGACTGCTACTGATCCACCTACTTTACCTGAAGCAGCACCGACAGAATCAGCGTCATCAGGGAAGGCAACAGCAGGACCACCTTGGATGTACCAAGATGCATCGTTAACAGAACCTTCATAACCCAGGTGGGTCTCTAGAAGGGTAGAGCTGTAGTCATTGCCGCTGAACCCAGAGTTGGATTCAACATTTACATAAGGTCCTGCAAAGGCAGGCGCAGAAAAGGAAACCACAGCAAGGGTAGATAGAGTAATCCTGTTCATCATAAAAATTAATTAGTGTGTGTGTAATCGTTTTCAAATATTTCCATACCCTTATCTGTAAGGATATGATCGTACATCTGTTCAAATACTTTTGGTGGCATCGTGCAGATCTCAGCACCATTATACCAAGACCTAATTGCACGTTGTACGTTTCTGATTGAAGCAGCAAGTACTTTAGTTTTTATACCATGGATACGGTAAAGCTCAGAAATAGAGCGAACAACTTCTAGACCAGCTACGGATTGATCATCTAATCGTCCTACAAATGGTGACACATATGTAGCGCCAGCCTTAGCAGCCAGGACTGCTTGAGCAGCACAAAAGATAAGGGTTACGTTAGTACGTATACCAGCCTTACTCAACTCTTTACAAGCTAAAAGACCGGCACGTGTGCATGGAACTTTAATAGTAGTTACAGGTCCAAATTTGTCAGAAAGTCTAAGACCTTCCCACAGCATTTCCTGTGCACCTCCCATAACTTCCATACTTATATCTTGAATACCTATTCTTTTAATACGCTCATAGACTAATTCAGCGTTTTCCCCGTTTCCTTTAATAAGAGTAGGGTTTGTAGTAACTCCGTCTATCAATCCAGTATCATAATGCTTTTCAATAATGTCAGTGTCAGCTGTGTCTAGAAACAATTTCATTATGCAATAGCAGGAGCGGTAAGAGCAATAGGAGTAGACTCAGCTGCTGCTAAGTCAAGCGGAAAGTTATGAGCATTACGCTCGTGCATAACTTCCATACCAAGGCCAGCACGATTCAAGATGTCAGCCCAAGTATTGATCGGTACGTTGGAATTACCAATACGTGCCAATACAGACTGGTTGAAGTTGAAGCCATTTAGGTTGAACGCCATAGTAGATACACCAAGAGCGGTAAACCAAATGCCAACAACAGGCCAAGCAGCAAGGAAGAAGTGAAGGGACCTAGAGTTGTTAAAGCTAGCGTACTGGAAAATAAGCCGACCAAAATAGCCGTGCGCTGCAACGATGTTGTAGGTTTCTTCTTCTTGACCAAATTTGTAACCATAATTGTGGCTTTCGTTTTCAGTTGTTTCACGTACAAGGCTAGATGTGACAAGCGATCCATGCATCGCACTAAAAAGACTGCCACCGAATACACCCGCCACGCCAAGCATGTGGAATGGGTGCATGAGAATGTTGTGCTCCGCTTGGAACACGAGCATGTAATTGAAAGTTCCCGAGATACCCAGCGGCATTCCGTCAGAGAAGGAACCTTGACCAAAAGGATACACAAGGAATACGGCCGCGGCTGCAGCGACTGGAGCAGAATAGGCAACACAAATCCAAGGCCTCATTCCGAGTCGATAACTAAGTTCCCATTCTCGTCCCATGTAAGCGAACACACCGATGAGGAAGTGGAATACCACGAGCTGGTAGGGACCTCCATTATAGAGCCACTCACTAAGTGAAGCGGCTTCCCAGATTGGGTAAAGATGTAACCCGATTGCGTTACTTGAGGGAACAACTGCTCCCGAGATGATGTTGTTTCCATAGAGTAGAGAGCCGGCAACCGGTTCTCGGATGCCATCAATGTCAACTGGTGGTGCGGCGATAAACGCCAGGATAAATGCAGTGGTAGCAGTCAGTAGACAAGGAATCATGAGAGCACCAAAGTGTCCCACATACAACCTGTTCTCAGTACTACTAACCCACTCAACATATTTATCCCAAATACTCTTTGGTTGTTGTAGTGCGATAGTAGCTGTCATTTAATTAAGCCATTTTAAGTTTGTTTTTCTTTGCGCCCTTTTTAGGAGGACGACCTTTCTTAGTGCCGTATGTACCTTTACCGTAAGGCATTACCAAACTCCGGGAATAAGTTGACCAGTCAACGCATACGCACCCAGCGCAGCGATGACACCAAGCATTGCCAAACGACCATTCAGCCGCTCAGCACGCTCGTTAGGAGGGATGGAATTTTCGTCGATGTACATAGGTGGTTCTTTTGCGTAGATGTTGTAACGGTTACCGTCTTCAGTAGCAATGGTCATCAGAAGCTCACCTCTGAACGACCAAGTTTGTTAAGCACATCCTGACGATAAGCAGGATCGTTGTCATAGCGTGGGTCATTCATTGCTTGAAT